AGAATCAGCAACACCACCAGGAACTGGTAAGAAAACACTTCCTAAAATAGATCTATTTCCCATACCCTCACGACTCCCTGTTGACCAATCATTCTTCATTGGTTTTGGTTTATATTTCAATACAGATATCTGTAATTTATCCTGAGTATAATTTCTTTTTAATGCTGCTGGATAATAGTATGTATGTGATGATTCATATTTGTCTCTCTGCTTTTTCTTTATTCCATCTTCTTCTGGAAGAGATTTAATTGCAAAACGATTACCTGTTTCACCTGCATCGGTTGGGTTTCCTTGATTACCTGAACCTTGACTCTTAGATATTTCTCTCATTGCACCTGCTTGACTACCAAGCCCACCACCTTTACCGTAACCAAGTGTAATAAAGTATTTTGCTACTGAAACTGCTGCATTATTATTAACTTGAGCACCGAAATTACTTTTCCTATTGTTTAGATCTGCCCATCCTTTATCTGGTAATACATAACCTAAGTTTGTTTGAGTATCATCTAAATGTTTTCTTGTCCATGCACCACTAGCTCCTATTCCTCTTGTTGCTCCCGTAGTCCATGTTGCATTCACACCACCACCTGTGATCCCTGCATCTATTGCAATACGATCAACTTGTAGGTTAGTAACAAAAGAACCAGAGGAAGGAGCACCACCAGCACCTATCTTCCATGTGGTCTTTGTTCTATATGCTATTTGATACTCAGTTCCGTCGTCTTTTGTATATGTTCTCACCCAACTAGGACTGTTAGCAGAGTTTGCCATTTATAAGAGTTTTTATTTATTTAGGATGATTTTTGCATAGGGTATTGAAAGGAGTTCATCAAGTTCATCATATTGAACAACATATAACTGACCTGCTAGTTCTTCCCATGTATAATTTCTTGATTGTTGCCAGTGAAAGTTGAGACCTTTGAATCCCCATGCTTGTAAATCGGTGCAAGCAATTAGTGGATGTTGATCATATGTAACATCAGGAGTCTTAGCATTGTAAACAAAGGTATAGTATTGCCCCACTTCAGGAATAGGTGTTACTGTATCATTTAATAGTTCCATGATCTCTAACATCATCTCTTCAGGATCATTAGTTCTAAGGTTGATGTCGTTTCCTAGTATGCGATTCATTTGATTCCTAGTTCGTCTTCTGTGATGATTTTAAATTCAATTCTATTATCCTTACAGAATTCAGATGCTGCTTTCCATTTTGCTTGGTTAACAGCATAGGTTTGACACTCATAGATATATGATTTAGTTATTCTAGATCTTTTTTTAGGAGGTATTGTTTGCTTCTTTGGTTTCACTTCAACTACATATGTTTTAATTCTATTGTTACTTTCTTTTACTTTAATGAGAAAGTCTGGGTAGTACTTATGAACTCGGTTATCTTTTGGTGAGATGTATGGTATGTTAATTTCTTCAGAAGCCCAAGAGACTACATTATCTTTTCTATCAGCCCACATACAAAACTTTCTTTCCCAACTACTTCTACAGATAATATTGTTGGGATTACCTTGATATTTCTTAGGATTTAATGGTTTATACCGACTCTTAATACTTTCTGCCATTATCTTGCATACATAATATATAAGATCAAATAGTATTTATAAATGGCATCACCAAGACCACGATCAAGGTCTCTCTCAGAAGTTAAGGCTAAGTTATTAAATCCTGCCACTACGTCTCATTTCCAAGTAATGATTGGAGATCCTAGACAACATGGTGACAATCCTGGAAGTTTTGTTGGTTATTTAGAACGGCAAGGTCTTATAGAATTGAATGGTAGAGGTTTACCATCTGAGACTAGAGATAAATTAAATTTAATGTGTTCAGAGACATCATTACCTGGATCTAACTTAGCAACCACTGAATTAACAAATGATTTCACTGGTGTTACTGAACGACATGTTCATCGTAGAATATTTGATGATCGTATTGATCTTTCATTTTATTGTGATGCTGTAGAGTATTTACCTATTAGATATTTTGAAGCATGGATGTCATATATTACGAATGAGACTGGAGGTACTCATAGTGAGGAGTTTCATTATAGGATGAGATTTCCTAACATGTATAAAGGTCAACTTGAAATTACAAAGTTTGAGAAAAACTTAGAGGCAAAGAGAGGGAGTGCAGATAGAATTAGAAAAGCAATACCATTAACATATACTTTCATTAATGCATATCCAATATCAATTACATCAATGCCTGTGAGTTATGATGCATCATCTCTTTTAAAATGTAATGTATCATTTACTTACTCTCGATACAGTGCAAGACCTTCTAATCCAGATGCTAATGATCCCATACTTAATCCTTGGGGTATGGCACAATTCAATACTGCATCCTTTGTGGGTGGTCTAGTTGATCGTGCTGTAGATAGATTAACAGGTAATGATTTCTTAGGAGATTTTGCTGGTGGATTGGCAGGGTCTTTACTAAGCCGATAAAAACTGTTATATATAAATATACGATCTGAATATTATAGATTATGCCTTTACCAAAAATTGCTACACCAACTTATAGTTTGGAGTTGCCATCAACTGGAAAACCTATTAACTATAGGCCTTTTCTAGTTAAAGAAGAGAAGTTACTTGTCATTGCTTTAGAGAGTGAGGATAACAAGCAGATTACTACTGCTATTAAAGCAGTCATTAAGGCATGTGTTCTTACGAAGGGTATCAAAGTTGAAACACTTCCCACATTTGATATTGAATATTTGTTTTTAAATATCAGAGGTAAGTCTGTTGGTGAAGAACTAGAAGTTAATATCATTTGCCCAGATGATAAGGAGACTACTGTTAAAACTACAATTTACTTGGATGATATTAAATGTATTAAGAGTGAAGGGCATACCAATCAAATTAAATTAGATGATAATATTATGATGGAGATGAAGTATCCATCTTTGAATGAATTTATTAAAAACAACTTTGATTTTGATGAGAAAAATCAAATGGAACAGTCATTTGAATTGATTGGATCTTGTGTTGATAAGATCTATACAAAGGAAGAATCTTATGCTTCATCTGATTGCACTAAGAAAGAAATGAATGACTTCCTTGAGTCGATGAATTCTAATCAGTTTAAAAAGATTGAAGAGTTCTTTACAACAATGCCTAAGTTATCTCACACTATTGAAGTAACTAATCCTAAGACTAAGAAGAAGAGTGAAGTGGTACTGGAGGGCCTAGCGTCTTTTTTCGCATAGCAATGATCCACATGGATCTCGAAAGTTATTTTAGGCTTAATTTTGCCTTGATGCAGTATCATAAATACAGCTTAACAGAGATTGAAAATTTAATGCCTTGGGAACGAGACATTTATGTTGGATTATTAAAGCAGCATCTTGAAGAAGAGAGGCTGAAACAACAACAAGAACAGAGTAATGCCTGATTTACCCAGACCAGCTGGAGAGAAACAACAAGGAGCTTCCTTTGTTACCCATGAATCTATGGGTAAATCTTTGGGTTCTCAAAAAAGGGTACTTGGTAGGGTTATTGGTGTAGAAAAAAGACTTGGTAATGCTGAGAAGAAGATAACTATAATGAAAAATATCATGAAGATGAGGAAGTCTTCAGATAATATAGGTAGTACTATTCAGGGTATAGCAGATTCAGTTGAAGCTATTGCAGAGACAACTACTGAACAGTATGATCTTGAAAAGGATAAGGCTGAAGATGCAAGAATATCTGGAGAGAAAGATGATGCTAAGAAGGATGAAAGTAATTTAGAAAAAGGATGGGGTTCATTTAAGGGTACTGTAGGAAAAGTTCTTGCTCCAGTTTCTAATATGTTTAAGAGATTGGTTGATTTTGTAAAGACTTTTCTATTTGGTGCGGGTGTGATTAGTTTACTGGAGTGGTTCCAGAATCCAGATAATATTGGTAAAATTAAAAATCTATTCAGGTTCCTTAAGGATTGGTGGCCTATTCTGGTTACTGGTCTTCTCTTATTAATAGGAACTTTTGTTGGACCAGGAGCATTGTGGATAGCAGGAATATTAGCAGTAGCAGCAGTCATACCTCCAATTATTAATGGGGTAAAAAGTATATTTGGAATGGGTAAGAATGTAGATAAGGAACTTGATCCTGAAAAAGGTAAGAAGTTAGCAGAAGATGGTGTAAATGGTGTAGAAAAGGGTTCAGAAAAAGGTATCCCTCCTGAAGTGGAAGAGGGTGAGAAGAAGGCAGATGAGATGAAAAATCTGCAAGAACCACAGAAATTTAAGGAAGGTGGTTTTGTATCTGGTCCTGCTGGTGAAGATAAAGTTCCTGCCAGATTGACTGCTGGTGAATTTGTTATGAGTAAGGGTGCAGTGCAGAAGTATGGTCAAGATACTCTTGCTGGAATGAACGCTGCTGCTGGTGGAACTAATACACCATCATTTAGTAAAGGAAGAGGTGGATATAGTCAAGGTGGGGAAGCAGATTATTGGGCTGGTAGAGATACATCTCATTTTGGAACTGAAGGATATAGAACGGGTCAAATACGACCAGAGATGTATGTTTATAGTAAGGAAAACTACTTATCCACTTACAGAACAAAAGGTGGTGAGGTTATAGAAGATACGGAAGATTATACTGAAATTAGTGGTTCTATTGCTGTTGAAGATTTAATAGCAAATCAGAAGCAACTTATGGGTAAGATTAATAAGATTGAGGGTTATGAAGATACTAGTATCATCGATGTCATAGAACGTGCGAATGGTAGAGGACGACTTGTAGGTATGCCAGATGAACAACTCTATCCTATTCTTAATGCTAGTGATGCATGGAAAGCAACAGATAGAAAAACTATGGAAGGAATAAGGATGGATGGTGATATGAATATGCAATTCTTGAATCCAGATAAGGTTACTGAAAGAATGAGAGAAATGGGTGTTCCAGGATTCTTTGGTGGTGGTCTTGTTGGTAAGTTACCACAGGTTAGAGCAGCAAAATGGTTGGGTGGAAAGGCAAAGAATGCTATGAGTTTTGTGAGAAATAAACTACAATCTCCTCCACCACCACCAACCTCTAAATCTGGAGCTAAATTTCAAATAAATGTTCCAGCAGGTGGAGGTGGTGCTATGGTTGGATCTCCTCAAAAAACAGGAACTGGTATTCCATCATTTAGTGTTGTTGCTGGTGGTGGTATGGCTAAAGAGCAAACATTGGGGATAAGAAGATAATATGACGGTCAAGGAAGATAGACGAGCAAGAATACAAAAGATGATGGGTGGTGGATCAGATTCATCTCCAAAGATATCTGCTGAGAAATTTCTACCATCAGGAGGTAAAGGTGAGTATATTAGTTCTAATCAGGCTAGAAGTCTTCAAGTAGTTAATGTAAAACTTGGTTCTATTAGTAATACTTTAAAGGATTCTTTAGTTTTATCTAAAGTTAGAATGGGTATTGAAAGACGGAAGGCAGAGGAATTAAGAAGAAAGAAGAGAGAAAAGGAATTAGAAAAATCTAAGAAGAAGGATAAACCAAAGGGTAAAACTAAAGGTCTTAAGATTCCTTTTATGGATAGGGTTTCTAATTTCCTTATTACTTTCCTTTGGGGATCTATTGTAATGAGTCTGATGGATATGGGAAACAATCCTAAAGTCTCAGGTTTCATGAATGGTTTAGCTGAAGCTGGTAAAAATATATTGACTTCAGCTCAATGGTTAGTAGAAGGGTTGATGTTTTTAATTGATTGGGGATATAAAATTTATGATACTGTAAGAGGATTTATTAGTAATGTTTTTGGTGAGAAAGGAGTTGCAGTATTTGATGCCTTAGCAGGTGTTTTGAATAAAGTAGTAAATGCTTTTGGGGTTATAGGTTTAATCTTTCTTAAGTTTAGAAAGTTCTTTACTGGTTTAATAAAAAATACTTTTAAAATTTTTAGGAGAGGTTTGGGTAAAGCATTTAAACGTTTGAGTTTGAAGTTGTTTGGTAAAGGTGGAACAAAGTTGATGCAGAATATTGGTAAGGTTGCTGGTAAGGTGGCTAATTTTGGGAAGAATATAGGTAGTAAATTACTAAGCCCATTAAAGAATGTAGGTGGTAAAGCACTTAATCTTGCAAAAGGTGTAGGTGGTAAATTAGCAGGTGCAGGAAAAAATTTATTAGGTGTAGGTAAAAATGTAGCAGCAAAAGGAGCAAGTAAAATTGGTGGGTTTGCTGCAAAGATATTTGGTAAGGCAGCAAAGTTTATTGCTCCAGCAATGAAGGGTGCCAAACCATTTATTGGTAAATTCTTTGGTAGAATTCCTATCATTGGCCCTCTTGTTGTTGGTATAGTTTCGATTCTTTCTGGAGATCCAATAGGAAAGGCACTGTTTAAAACAATTGGTGCTGCATTAGGTGGAGCACTTGGAACATTCATTCCTATTCCTGTTATAGGAACAATGCTTGGTGAGGCAATTGGTGTGTGGGTTGGTGATATGCTTTACACCTTGATGTTTGGTGGTGGATTATCAGCAGTAGGTGCGAAACTTAGAGAGCAATTGTTAGGTCTTTTAAATGTAGGTAAGGCAGTAGGAAAGTTTGTTGGTGGAGGATTCTCTAGGTTCTGGGATGGGATACCTAAGATTAAGATACCTGATTTCCCTAAAGATCCTCCTAAGTGGATACCTAGTTGGGTTCCTAGAAAGAAATTCTTCTGGGGTTTAGCAACAACAGCATTAAAAGCATTGATAGGCCCATTATCTCTTCTAATGGGTAAAGAGATACCGAATCTTTTGTGGTTGTATAACCCAATGAATACAGGGCCATTATTAATTAAGTCTTTCTTCCCACCAAGTGGTGAAGAAGAAGGTGCATCATCAATGGAACCAATGGCAGCATCAGGAGGATCAGAAGCGGGTGGAGGTGTTGATCCAGCAGCAGCGAAAGAAGAAGCGAAAGCGAAGAAGAAGGAAGAAATGAAGAAAAAAATCGGTGCAGTAAAAGATAAAATTGGTGGGTTCTTTAGTAAGGTTGGAAAAGGTCTTAAGGATATAGGTAAAAAAGTTATAGAGAAGCACCCTGCAGTGGTGGCAACTAAGGCAGTAAAGAATGCCGTAGCAGATAAAGTTAATTCTGTTAGTAGTAAGGCATCCTATGAACAAGGTGGTGGAGAAGGATCTGGTGGGTTTATTCCCTTACCATTAACTGAAGGTGGTGGTGGAATGGTTGCATCTACTTCATCATCTGGAGGAGGTGGAGGAGGATCATCAGAAGATTCTAATGATCCATTGCTTCTATTGTACATGGGTAAATAAAGTATGGCACAAGGAACTTCTAAAAAATCCTCACCAGCAAATATAAATGCTGTTGATATAACATCTAATTCCTCATCAGATTCTGTTAGTTTGGTGAATGGAATGGTTCGTCTTCAATATTATGAAAGCATTCTCCAAGATTCTATAAAAGTTAGCGTTATATATTCTGATACAGGTAATAGTATTAATGGTCAGTCTGTTATTGAGGGATTGCCTTTAATTGGAACTGAAGATGTTTTGCTTGCGTTCACTGATAATAATGATGTTAAACTTAAAGTTAACCTGAATGTGAATGAGATAACTCCTTTCTATGAGGATTCTAATAAGACTTTAACCGTTTTAAGTTTGGTATCAGAAGAGTTTATTCGTAATGAAGGTGCAAGTTCTAGATTAGTTCATAGATATGACGGAAAGATTTCAGATCATATTGAGAGTATATTAAAGTCGGGGGAGAGATCTTTAAAGACTAAAAAGAAATGTGATATTGAATCAACTTCAAATGATTATAATTTCCTTGGCAATGGTCGTAAACCATATTATATTTTGAATTGGTTGTCTAAGAATTCAGTTCCTGAAGGTGGAGAAGATGATAGTGCAGGTTTTCTTTTCTTTGAAACTGCTAAAGGATATCATTTTAAATCAATTGATAAATTATTTGCACAAGAAAAGAAGAAATCATTTATCTATAATGAATCTCCTGATGGTGAGAAGGGAATACCTGCAGGATATGATGGTAAGATATTAGAACAGAGTTCTGATAATTCTATTAATGCACAGGCAAAGTTTAGTATTGGTGCATATAATACTAAGTTAGTTTTATTTGATCCATTTAATTGTAAGTATGAAGTGATTGAGAAGACTGCTGAAGAGGCTAAGAAAGTAAAACTTGCTGGTAAAGCACTTCCAAAATTTAATAAGAAGTTTGACTCAGAGTATACTCGCACAACATATATGTTAGTTGATACTGGAAGTCTTCCTACTGGAAAGGGTGAAGCTAAAGGAACAGATGCAGAAGCAGAACCTCAAGAGCAAGTTAAAAAGAATGATAGAAAGAATTTTGAGGCAGCAATAACTCTCAATCAGGCCATTCGTAGATACAATCAGATGTTCTCTGCTATGATGGAGATAACTATTGCTGGTGATTTCAGTTTACATGCAGGAGATGTAATATATGTTGACATTCCTGCTGTTAAAGCAGAGAAAGATGATAGTATAAACAAGCAAAGTGGTGGTCTATATATTATAGCTGACTTATGCCACTTAGTGACACCCGATGGAACTTGGACTAAGTTAAACTTGGCAAGAGATTCATTCGGAAGAAAAGGCAACCATTCTAGGTAGGAGGAATTATGTCTGACATTAAACACGATTTAGAACATGAAGTTTACTTAGATCCAAAGGATCATAAGGAACATATTAATCATGGAATGTTAGAGTACAGTGAAGCAGATCTGAAAGATGTTCATGCTGA